AGCGTAGCTGTTACTAATCATGAGCATCAAACTAAAAAGGCACATCGCCATCTTGAACACGATTGACCTCCTTAGGATATGTGCCACCTTCAGGTTTCCAGTTATCTTCAGATAGGCTAATTAAGCTGCCTTTAGGCGTTTGCTTAGTCCACCCTGCAATCTTGAGTGTTTGTCCTGCTTTGTAGTCCTCGGAAAGCAATAGAGTGCCTTTCCAGTCTGGTGACCTCTCATGCTTCTTTTCGTTTTGAAATAATACGCCTTTGCCCATCTGGGCAATATGTCCGTTAGCCATTGTTGATTTCCTTTCTAAATTCTTGGACTCTTGATAAAAACTTCGCTGTTGTATTGCCATCAAATGTTTTTGTATAGGCTGCATTGCAATCTCTTAAAGCGTTAATCTTTTTAAAACGCTCTTCATCACTGTATCTTTTTGATTCGTGGATTTTGGCGTGCAATTCTGCAAAACCATCAATCCAATCTTCACGAGATAAATAAACTGCATAAGGTTCGTCTGATCCTGGAATGTTTAAGGGAATACCTAAATCACTCTTAAGGTTTTCAATCGTGATAGGTTCATCACCAGCCTTAACTGTGACAACTGGTGAAACTACCTCAACTTTGCCCATCTCTTTAGGCGGTTCAAAATCCGCTACTTCTTCTGGGCTATAGAATCCTGTAACTGATCCTGGATAGACACTTCTAATTCCTTCAGAAATGCAACGAGATCTAAGCATTGCCCTTGGAAATTTTTGCCATCCTGACCCTGGTTTAACAAGCCCAATTCTTTGAGCCTGCTCAATTGTCCAGCTAACCGCAAGTTCTCCGCCATTAGGGTGGCTAAATACTCCTGTGACCTTCTCATCGGTATATTCCTTCCATGTGACTTTACCGCCAGCGTTTTGAAAGCGTGCCAGCATTGCGTCTGCCTTGAGAGCTGGTCTGCCCTGAATGATGTGAAAGTCACGAGCAGCCGTAGCTGGATGTAAACCTTCTGCCTGTGCTACTGCCATGAGAGCAAGAACAGAGTTCTTATCCTTCATGCCGAACAAACCTGAAGCTGCGATAGCGGATGCCATCTGCTCCATGTCTGAATACGCTACTAAATTACTCATGTTAATTTCTCCAAAATAGTTAGGACTGTGTCTATGACAGAGCTGGCTGTCATCACCCATACTGCGAGATCTATGTTATTCATTTGACTAAGAACCTCCGAGATCCTGGCACTTCCACGACAAACTTCTCGTAGATGTCTGGCATAGCTTGCTTAAAGAGTGTGGTGTCAAACTTCTTAGCGGGTTTGCTGTTGCGCCAAGTTATTAAACAATTACCAGAAATGTCTAATAACTCCGATTTGCCTCCCATTTCGTTGCGGATTGCGACTTCTCGTGCTTCCGCAAGATCCTCCAAATGCTTAATCTGATTCTTAAGATCTTTAAGTTCACTAACCAATAATTCATACTCACGAGTAGCCACAATCGTGCCGTCATCTGAGTGCGGATACATGATCTTAGTTTGCTCAACAGTTTCAGCGGGAGGTAATGTGCCAGCCTTACAAAAACCCCACACTTCTGCCATTTTCTTGATGAGATCATCTTTTTCAGTGTCCGTGATGTTAAAGCGGAAAGTGCAAAACTCTTGTCCACCAAATAACACAGCAAGGACAATATCAGTAACACCATGACAAGCTGCTTCGTGAACGAGCTGTGCATAGTCAGCATCAGGTATCCGATTAGTGTCAGTATCAAATTTGCTACGAACGCCAGCGTTGTAGTTTTTAGCTTCAACAAGTGTCTTACCATCACTAGAAATGAAATCAAAATGACTTCTAAACCAATCGTGTTTTGGATGAGTAATGGCGTAGTCTGCATCTTTTAACTCCATGCGTAGGCGATCACTAGCTAAGCGACCAATGGTAGGTTGCATAACATGACCCATCTGCACTGCTTCAATATGGGATAGGTCTGGCAGGTCTTTCTTGCCTTGCTTCTCAAGAATGACATCCACCATCTTGCCATTGGCTACCTTGCGACTGTCACCGCTCCAAATAGCACTGTTGCGTATTGCTGATTCAAACTCTGATCTATCGTTCATTCCATCATCTCCAATGTAGTAATTAGCATAGTGCGGTATGAATTTATGTGATCTTCCAATCTGCCAATATTTTCTTCATGCAATTCGTTCTGCTTCTCATAAGCACGAATTTCATCAATGAGTTGGTCAATCTCATCCTCTTGCTTGGCGATAATCTTTTTAAGGTTCTCGACCTGCTTATCTTCATTGGGCTGCTTTTTACGATTCTTTGCGTCTTTTTCAAGTTGCTTGTTAAGTTCATCAAAAGAAATGGTTGTCTTTTGGTCAGGCGTGAGCGGAAACGCCACATCTTTCTGTGCTTTCATTTAAAACTCCTTGTAGTTAGGTTTAGTTATCTACCGAATGGAATGGTAGAGAGGTCATCTAAATCTTCAGGTGAATACTGAGGATTTGGATAGGGTTCAAACCACTTGGCGTTGATACCACAGCCACTAGCGGTAAGATATTCACGCTCTATGCGGGCGTAAAAGTATTTAGGTTCTCCCGTAACGGGATCGGGGCGTCTTGTGTTTAAGCAGTAGCCCGTGCTTTGCTGGTAATGCAAACAGTCTTTACAGAGTTGCATGATTATTCTCCAATTAAATAGTTAGGTCTTTACTACAATTACAACATTACAGCATTATTTTGATTAGTGCAATAGTTTTGTGTGCGTGTTGTTTTTAGGCAAAGAAAAACCCACCCCGAAGGGTGGGCTGCTTTAGTTCACTCCAAAAATGTCGTTAAACAAGCTAACAGGCATGACCTCAACTTCGACCTTTTTGATCTCTGTCTTATGCCCCAGACTTTCAAACTCTCTAGCCTTTTGCTTTGCTCTTTCTTTGCTCTGCCAAGTGCTAACAACTTTGCCATCTTTGAGAACTTGATAACGCCACTCCTTACGCCATGTATCTGACATAATTATTCCTTCGTAGTTAGGTTAAAGAACAGTAGATGATTTCCCATCTACATAATCATTATAACACAACTAATCATTATTGTCAAGTGGTGTTGTTTTTTTGCACAAGGGCTTTTTCACTTTGGGCTGCTCAGGCGTAATGACATAGCCCCCTCTGTCAATGTAGTAAGGCTTGCCAAGCTCTTTGGCTTCAATTAACCGCCTCGCTTCCATGCATGCGTGTGTGCGATACCACTGCTCTGCGTCTTTTTCTGCTTGATTCATATTGCACCTTTCAAAAAGTTGTGGTTTAATGCCATTGTCGGTGTGAAGCCCGAATGATAGAAGCCCTCAATGGGTGTTTTGTAGGTTTAGGAAAGTGAAGCAAGCCCATTTTCTTAAACCGCTTCACTACAAAGCACCTTTTAAGGGCTTTTTCTTTTGGGTTCTGCTCTGATAAGACGGGGCTATGACCCAGCCCTTCTAAACATTGTGGTGATGGATAGAGATAAACAAGCTGGCTAGTATCTGGCGGACCTTGACAGGACTGCACCGCTTTAGTTAAGCAGCGAGATAAACGATAACCACCTCTCATTTTTGAGAGTTCCCGCCTAAAGCGGGTTTGGTGCTTAGCAATTCGTGAAACAGTCATAAATTGAATATAGAGCTTTTAAGGCGTTAAAAAAGGCGGGGTGATACTACCCCCGCCAAGACCCTACGAAATACGCTTAAATAGCCATTAAAAGCCAAATTAAGAATGGTAATGAGAATAAAGCGATTACCCAAATAACAGTATCTAACAAAGTATCTTTATAAATCATGATGTAATCTCCTGAACTTTGACAATCCTAAAATCCTCAATATCGTAGGTATCCTCAATATTGCCGTTGAAATGCTCTTGTGCCATTTCGTCAAGAAAATCATTGAGAGATTCTTTAGCTTGTTCGTAAGTGTCAAAGTATTCAAGCTGTCCATCACAATGCCAAACATTCTCCCAGTCATGGATAAAGCGGGTTTGTATCTCGTATTTAGACATAATTCACCTCTCTAAAGAAATGTTTACCTATGTCTAATTCTTGATCTAGGCTTGAAATTAACCCGTCATCTTCAATTAAACATTCGTCTAAAGCCCAATTTACTAAAGTTGTAAGCCTTTCCAAATGAGCCAAAAGACATAGTTGTTCTGTATTTGTCATAGTAAAACCCCTTTTCTAACAGTAAAAGACCAAGCGTTAAAAGATAAGGCGGTTAAGCCTTGTTTAGCACACCAATAACAATATGCGGTGTATTTCTCCAATTTAGACATAATCAATCCTTTGCAAAAGTAGCCAAAACTACATGAGGTTGATATTGCGGGTGAGTTTCCAAAAAGCGTTGTTTTGCTTCTTTGCAAGTCCTAGACTGATTGGTAGAACAAGCGTAAAACCACTTGTATTGACCGCCTTTGAGGTGAATATGAATCTTTTTGTAAAGTTTCATTCTGCTAACTCCTCTGCAATGATGTCTTTAAAAGTATTAACAAAGTGCATAGCAATTTCATACCAGTTCACTTCTGATAGAAAAGCTCTGGCATAGCTAGCACAAAGACTGTTACAAGGAATAGTGAGGTTACAAACTACAACTTCATCAGCGTATTCCTTCAAATACTCTGCAACTTCATGCGGATCAGGTTCGCTATATCTAGTGAGCATGGGAATGTCTGAACAGTCCATTCCATCAAATATCTCTAAATTAACCCGCCAAGTAGCGTAGTTAGTCCAGCCGTTGTATTTTTCCATGATTGACCCCTTAAATAGCTGTTAGATTGTCAAAGAATGATTGTTCAGCTAATTTAGCCTGAACCCCTGAAAGCCACTTAGAAATATGACGGGATGTAGTAACAGACCATTTTTGTGATGTCTTGTAGTAGTTCCCGTTAAGTTTGCAAGCTACTGGAGTTTGATAACTGAATAGAATGACTGTTCCATCATTTGAAACTAGCTCTGTCATGTTTGATGCTATTGGTTTGATTTTCATAATTTAATTGTCCTTAAGTAAAAGGCGGGGGATTCTCACCCCCTGTTAGTGATTATTTAGTTAAAAGTAAGTTATTTTTGTGGCTGTCTAATGTTCCACGCCTTACCAATGAACAGAACTGCATAAAGTTAATTGGCTTGAAACCATTGTTTATAGACCACTGTTTATAGTCTTGATACTGATCTGCATAACTCATATTTGATACCTTTCATAATTAGGATTAAACAACTTAACTGCTACTGCATAGATATGATTATATGATTATTAACGATATAGTCAATAGATTGTTTACAAATATTTTTCTATCGTTGTTTTAAAACCAATAGTCTGATACTATCGGCATAGCTATAATAGTTCTATATAGAATGTTTCTATTGTCTATAT